GTGAGCAGAAACGCGCCGTAGCTATAGGTAGAACATGACACCAGAAGAAAGGGAACGAAGAGCGCAATCGCTCATAACAGACCCGTTGTTGAACGAAGCATTTGATACACTGAAAGAAGATTTAATGAACCGTTGGAATCACAGTGGTTCAACAGATTTGGAAGCTAGAGAATCAATCTGGCTTGCAATGCGACTGCTTGACCGAATTCATGGCCATATAAACTCCATAATAGAAAGTGGACACATGGCCAAGATGATGGAGAAGCAACACCCATATATCTGATAAGAGGAATTTAATTATGGCGGATACGCAAACTGCCCCGCAAGTACCGGCTGGATTACAGCCACCCCCAGCGCCCAGCGGTAGTGTTACTGAGGCGCAAGAAGCATTGCTTAGTTTACTGGAACCTGAAGAGGATAAGCCAGAAACTGAGGAAGCGAAACCTACCGAAGAAGAAGAGTCTCAACCTGTAGAGGAAGATGAATCATTTGAGGAGGAATCTGAAGAGGAAGCCGAAGAAGAGTCTGAGGAAGAATCTGAAGAAACAGATGGTGAAGAAGAGGAGCTGTATGCTGTCACTGTAAATGGTGAGGAAGTAGCAGTATCCCTCGATGAACTTCTTAGCGGCTATAGCCGACAATCTGATTATACTCGTAAGACGCAAGAAGTAGCTAATGATCGAAAGGAAATGGAAGCACTGCAACAGCAGTATAATTCTGAAGTACAGCAGATTCAGCAAGAGCGTCAGCAGTACATGGAAGCCTTAACTAACATCATAGCCGGTCAGGGTTCTGAACTTGAAAAGTTTGCGAACATTAACTGGGATGAGTTAAGGGAAACGGACCCAATAGAATATGTAACAACTAGGGAACGATATAGAGAGACTCAGGAAAGAATTCAATCTATGCAACACCAGCAAGCGCAGACAGCGCAAGTTCAACAGGCCCAAATGAATCAGGCCCGGCATGAAATGCTGAAAGTTGAGCGGGGTAAGCTAGTAGAGGCTTTGCCTGAGTGGGATGAACCGGGAACTCAAAAAGAGTTGGCTAATACCTTGCAGTCTTATGCTAAGACACAAGGTTTTACGCAGGAAGAACTCACTGAACTGATAGATCATCGCTCTATATTGGTTTTGTTAAAAGCTCATAAATATGATCAGTTACAGAAGTCAGATGTAAAATCAAAGAAGCTGAAAAACAAACCTAAGTTAGTTCGTGCTGGGTCAGGAACTTCTACCAAGAAGTCTGATAAATCCAAACGTACTGCACAAATGAAGCGTCTTCAGGGATCAGGGCATATTGATGATGCCTCTGCACTCCTAGAGGATTTTATAGACATTTAACTTAGGGAGGGAAATGCTATGGCAGTTCCTACAAATACTAGGGAAACCTATGGTGCCGTAGGTATCAGGGAAGACCTTAGTAACATTATATACAACATAAGTCCAACGGACACGCCGTTTTTAAATGGTGTGGGTCGAGGTTCGTGTGACAATACGAACTTTGAGTGGCAGACAGATGAGCTTTCCGCCACGGCTGCTAACAGACAGATAGAAGGTAACGACTATACTTCAACTGCTGCTACAGAGCCACGCCGACTTTCCAACTACACCCAGATATCCGCAACGCAAGTCCAGAGTTCTGGAACTGCTGAAGCAGTGG